TAAAAAATTCTTAAGATTTTGTTTAATATCTGCAAAATCTAATTCTGTAACTTTTAAATTCGTTGCCATTATCTTAACCTTCTTAATACTATTTCAACAGCACTTGCTGTATCATATTCTTTTATTGTAAATTTTACTAATATATTATATGAATTTTGGTCTGGAAGATCAGTTATCGTAATATTAGTAGTTGCAATTCTTGGCTCATATTTATTTAACACATCTTTAATACTATTTCTTAAAAGAATATTAGTTAATATACTTGCAGGCTCAAATAATAGTCCTACTAAATTTGCGCCTAAATCATCTTGAAATGGTCTTTCATAAAAATTGCTTACTAATAAATTTTTTACAGCATTCTTAATTGCTGCATCATCCTTTAAAGGTATTATATCTTTTCGTATTGGATGTATCTTTAAAGATAAATCTAAATCTCTCCAAGCTTTTTTCTTAGACACTACTGAAGCTTGTTCTAATTTACCTGATATTCTTTTATCGCCTGTATATAATCCTGCCATATAACTATTTATACTCTTTAACTGCCTTCTTCTTCAACTGTTGTGTTTGGAAGAGGACTTTCCGTTGTATTAATTAATGTTTGCACTGATTCTGGTAAATCTATTGTTTTTGGAAATCCTACTAATGTAAGGAAATCACAAAAATCAAAGGTAATCCATTGTGTAAGTGCACCTAATCCTATTGCATCAAAGAATGAAGTAACCTTTTGCATCCATTTTTTAATAAGATATGTCTGCCATTCTTCTGTAAATTCTCTTGCTCTTTTTAACAAAGCTTCTTTTTGAAACTCTGGAATCTCTACATTATAATCAAACTCACCACCCATAAGATCTAATAAACTAAATCCAAATATATTTACTTGCTTTAATTCTTCTAATGTTTTATCTCTTATTAAAGCTTCTAAATCTATTTCTTGTAATCCTGGAAATCCAGGTAAACCAAGTGCATCCCATATCTCATCAAATAAATCTATAACACCAGTAAATCCACCACTTAAAAGTAGATTCATTTTCTTAGCAACTTCAGTACGTAAATAATTTCTTATTGATTCTTTTTTAAGGTCTGCAGAATCAAACTTATTCCAAACTTTATATTCATCTGGTATTAAGTCATATATACTATCAACTTCATCTAATGATATATTATCTAAAACACTATTTGGATTTGCTAAAAAATCTAATATATCAATAGAAATCCCTAATATGGTTACATTAAAATCTATTGAAAAAACACTATTAATTAATTCTAATATTTTCTGCTGAACATACATTGGATATTCTGCAGATAAACGAGTTATCATGATTTCCCATTCTAACTCTGGTATTTCAATCTTTTCCCAATTAGGATCGTAAATATCTAATAAAGATCTTATTTCTTCTAATTTATCTTTTAAGCTATCAATCTCATAGCGATATGCATGAGAAGCTAAACCACCAAATAAATTTCTTAAATTAGCTGGTGTAGGTAAAAGTACGCCAGGGCATTCTAAAGCTGGCAATGTAATACTTGGTACTGACATTATAGTATAACAGTTCTAACAACTGATTTTATTTCTATAGTACCATCGCTCTTCATTTTAATATGAGAATCTTTTTTACCGTGAGTAATTCTTATTTCTTCACTATTAGATGTATTATCGATTTCAATTAAATGACCTGCCTTTGATTTATATACTTTATTTGTTGTTGATGCTTGAGAAGGTATGTCTTTTGTTCCATCAGTTTGAGTTGCAATTGAACCCATAACAATTGGATCTTGAGCACTAGGACCATCTCTAAAAAATCCAACTACCCATGAACCAACTTCTAAATGATGATTGGCTCCATTGCCTTGTAATGATGCTGAAGTTACTGGCATCATTACTGTAGCCCAAGGTAAATCATCAACCTCAATATCTAAATCATAAAAACCAAAACATCTTACTTTTACTCGATTTAATCTTAAAGGGTCATCAATATCTTCAATCATTCCAGTAAACCATACAAAAACACCATCTTTGTATTGATCTGATTTTCTTCCTATCATAATATCTCCTATCTATTTCTTAAAGTAAATGAATCTTTTTTCAAAGCAACTGACATTGTATAACCATTAGCACCAAATTGATGCCGTACTGCAGTTACTAAATGATTGCCTGATAATATATCATCATTTATTGTTTGATTATTTTCAATCTCTATAGAAACATCATCATTTTTTATTAAATCTAGTTTAACAATTGTTCCACATGTAAGATCAAAATCACCTGGTATTACAATTTCTTGTTTTAGTGTGTCTAAATTATGTTTACGTCCTTCTGCTTCTAGTATAGAAATATTTGTTGGATCGTGATAGTTTTTTAAAGAATTCTCACTATATGCTAATCCATTATATGAAATATAATGTTGTTTTACAGCTCTAAAGTCAAGTAATTGTTCATCATTAATTGTCATTGTGGGATCTATAGGTGAGGAATTATTTAAAGTTTTATTACCATCAAAAGTATATTCCCATTCATTTTTAAATCTATCACTCGTTAAAACTGATCGCACCTTAGATTTATTAGATATATCTATTTTATTTAATATACTTTTAAAAGCTCCTTTAGCTCCTGCATTTAATTTAGAAAGATTTAAATTAGATTTAATTTGAAAAATTTTATTTTTTTCTTCATTAAAAGCATCCTCAATGGAAGTGTCTGGTGATAATGAAGTTCTTAATATAGGAAAATTATTATATGTATTATGAGGATTATTTTTATAGGTATCAAGAATTTTTTTATAAGAAGTAAATATTAATCCAAATTGAGGTGATTCATAAAAATAAAAAGGTGTACCATTATCAAAAGCATTTCTCAATAACCAACTCACTCCACTTAATGGCTGAATATATGGATATATACCTTTTATATTTCCTGCTGCAGCAGCTTCAATAGTTAAATTAGAGTTTAAATCAGATTCTACGATACTACGAATTAAATTTGATATATTACCGTTAAAAGATCTTGACAATAGTTTTTTATTATTTAAATAAACATGTTTTGATACGCACTCTAACGTATATGAAACTTCTGATGGTCTAGTTCTAGAATAATCTTTTATTTCCATAACAAATAAATCTAAGTCAAATCCTCTTAGTCTTGAACGACGATTATTAAAAGGTTCTCTTCTACTAATCTTTAGTTTTATTTGTTCATTTCCACTTAATCGTAAATCATTTATAAGTCCAATGTTATCTTTTAAATAAATTTCAACAGATATACCTGATTGATATACACTTTCATTTATAAAAATGTTTTGTAATAATTCTTGTAGATTTATTTCTTCACCAGAATTTGTATACAAAAATATTTCATTAACAATAAATGCCTTTGGAGTAGGTGCAAGTGCATCCTGAGATTCAAGACTATAATTAAACATTTAAAAATTCTTCAAATTTATTCACAAAAGTACCAATGTAATTAGGATCAATATATCTTATTTTAGATCGTTCTTCATTGATCTCAAATTCATGTGTACGATATGTCACATAAGAAAGTTGATAATCAAGTTCACCACCTGATATATGTAAATCATTTGTTACTGGTTTTTTATCACCATCATCTGTACGATAATAATAATATGGAGCCTCTGCAAATTGAAAAACACGATATGTTGAAACACTATCACCAGATGTTTGTCCTACAATTAATTCAGTTGTATTATTTGCAAGTGTAGGATCACCAATAAAAGCTCCACCAGTTACATTTTGAATTACAATTTGATTCATGTCAATATTCTTTTTCGTAAATGTACCAGTAGCTCCTGATGTCGCACCCACCATTGTTTCACCAAGTGTAAATCTACCGGCAAGACTATTACGATGATCAGTAATAATGCCATCAGTATTTCTTACAATAACAGGATTTGTTTCAATAACATAACCTTCATATTCGTCTTGCATATAATCAAATAATTGTTCCTGACTCATTGGCCATGCTCTCATACCATCATGTAAAAAATCATTGATTACAAAAAATGTCCAATAATATTGTGATGAACCATATAATCTTTTAGAAACAATGTCAGGTCTTTCACCATTTTTTATATTATACCATTTATAAGCTGAATAACTATCTACAAAAGATGGCATTGGTCGTATAGATCTAAATATATCAACCATTTTTTGGTTAATTCCTGATCTATTAAAATCGTAATCGATTGTAGGAAATTGTCTAAAAAAACTCATTAATTTTTACTCCTAAAAAAATCCTTCACGCTCTACTACTGTATTGTCATTTTCAAATAAATCATCTCGAACTAATGTGCGCTCTTCTTGGAATGAAAGAGCTAAAGATACTTCAATAGGAGCTCCTGATCCTTTAAATACTGAATTTGTTGATTCGTTAAAAGTAGATTCTAAGCCAGTTAAATAACATGGTTTAATATTTGGCATATATGCATTTTTTGTACCATTAAGTGTATAAAAAGTAATATAGAATAATGGTGGATATGTTAGTGCAAATTCACCAGATCTTTTTGGATATAAAAATTTTCGAAATGTTTTTTCAATTTTTGTTGCCATTTCTGATTCTTCTCTACTTTGAGCAACTAATTTAAAATTAAAACTAAAAGCTCTTACATTTACTCCTTCAAAAGCTTGTCTAGTATTTGGGTTTAATGCAACACCAGCAATAACACCTGCTTTACTTCTAATATTTAACTTTTCTCCTGAACCAGTTACTGAATTTCGAGTAAGTAATGCACCAGCTAATATATCCTGTCTTGAAAAATTTGATCTATTATTAGTAATATTTGCTATAGATTCTAGGCCTCCAGATAAAGCTCCAAAATCAAAATTAGTATAATTTGCGCCATCACTTACAGCTACACCAGGAGGTTGTTGTAAAAAAATATAAACCTTTTCATTTCCTAGATTTTGTTTAATTGCAATATGAATAAATGGATATGCTGTTGTTTCAGTGCCTTCATTTAAATCACTTGGAAAATAATACATTTGGCTACCGCTAATTCCTACGCGTTCGCCTGAAGCTTGAGCTGTAAGAGATCTTTCTGTGTCTCCTAGCCAATCAGACCATGATCTACTTTCGGTGTTAACATCTCCTGTAGGAACGGTTGTATCTCCTGGTGCAGGTGGTCCTACAAAAGGTGGATTTGATAAAATCATACTATTTTTCCTTATAAATAAAAATTAAACTATAGGTTTATTTATATGAGTTATAAAGGTAGATATACAATTAAGAACCCAGAAAAGTATGCAGGTGATGCTAAGAAGGTAATATATCGTTCTTTATGGGAACGTAATACATTTCGATGGTGTGAAAACAATCCAAAAGTAAAACTTTGGAACTCAGAAGAGGTTGTCGTGCCTTATGTATCGTCTGTCGATAAAAAACTTCATAGATATTATGTTGATCTTTTAATACAAATGGACAATAAAAAGACATATCTCATAGAAATTAAACCTAAAAAGGAAACTCAACCACCTAAACCTAGGTCACGTAAGACCAAAAAGTTTATCAATGAACAGTTAACATATATCACAAATAGAGATAAATGGGAAGCTGCTAATAAATTTGCTGAACATAATGGATGGAAATTCCAGGTATGGACTGAAGAAACTTTAAAGAATCTAAATATCAAAGTACTATAATTCTTTTATAAATAGTTTATATGGCAAGTTTATTTGACACATTACAAGCAAATGCATTTAGAGCTGGAGTACGTTCTAGAACAAAACAATCACAAGAATGGTTTAGAAAAAATGTAACCAATCTTACAGTATCAAGACAAACTTTATTAAAAGATCCAGCATTAGATCGTACAGCTCAAAATATTCGTGGAAATATGTATATGTATTTCTACGATCCAAAGCATAAGGAAACCTTACCATACTATGATAGATTTCCTTTAACAATTATGATTGATGGAGCACCTGGTGGATTCTATGGTCTCAATCTACATTATTTAGACTATGGAGTAAGAGCTAGATTTTTAGATGATTTAATGGCTTTAGCACCTCAAAAAATGACAAGTAGTACTAGATTAGATAAACTACGATATAGTTTATTAACAAGTGTCAGAAAATATAAAGAATTTAAACCATGTTTTAAACATTATCTTGCAGAACATGTAAGATCTCAATTTGCAAGAGTACCTATGACTGATTGGGAAATTGCAATTTTCTTGCCAGTTGAACAGTTTAAAAAGAAAAGTAAACAAGCTATTTGGACTGATAGTTTAAGGATTGCAAAACAACCATGAGTAGTATTGAAACATTAAAAACAACAATTAGTAGAAAAGGTGGATTAGCTAAAGGTAATCGATTTAATGTTATGTTTACTCCACCAAAACAAACTCTTTTAAACTTAGATGGAGAACGTGTATTTACTTCTTTAATAAGAGGAAACTTTAATCCAAGAAGTTTAATTAATGATCCAAGAGATATATCAATTTTATGTGATTCTGTTTCAATACCAGGAAAACAAATAAGTACATTGGACTATCAATCAATAAAATATCCAGTGAAAATTCCGTATGGAACTCTTCATGATGATATTAATCTTACATTTTTATTAACTAACGATTACTATATGAAAACCGTGTTTGATGCGTGGATAAATAGTATTGTAGATAGTAAAACAAATCAGGTTGCGTATAAAAAAGATATTACATGTGATGTGACTATACAGCAATTGGATGAAAAAGATATACCAATATATGGTGTAACGCTTGAGAATGCTTTTCCTACAACAATGAATGAAATAAGTCTGGCTAATGAAAATTCAGACACAATTCAAAAGTTGAGTGTGAGCTTTAGTTATGATAGATACGAGCCGCAAGGTCCGTTAAGTAGTACAGCCAGTGCAATAAGAAATGCATTAGGCATATTTGGATAATATAATATAGGAGAATATTATGGCTTTACCAGAGCTAAATACAGCTAGGTATAAGGTTGAAATACCGTCAACAGGTCAGGAAGTGACCTATAGACCTTACTTAGTGAAAGAAGAAAAGATTTTAATGATGGCAATGGAGTCAAGTGATAACAAGGTTATTATGCAGACTACCGTTGATATAATTAAGTCTTGTATCTTTGATGATATTGATGTTGACGGATTAACAATGTTTGATATTGAAACATTATTTTTAGCATTAAGATCAAAGTCCGTTGGAGAAAAAATTGATCTTAATATGAAATGCATTAAATGCGACGCAAAGAATGAAGTTCTTGTCGATTTTGATGCAATTGAAAGACCAGTTGTAAATCATGATGAGAAAAAGATTATGTTAACTGATACAGTTGGAATAGTATTAAAATATCCATCTGTAAGAGATGTCGATAAGTTTACTTCTATTGGCAAAAACGAAGTAGAATCAGCAATGGATATTATGATATCATCCATTGATAGTATTTTTGATGAAGAAAACGTTTGGCCAGCAGAACAGGAAACTGCAGATAGTCTTAAAAAGTTTATTGACTCATTGAATAGTGAACAGTTTACTAAATTATCTGAATTCTTTAATGAGATGCCAGCATTATCTACCAAAATAGAATTTAAATGCGTATCTTGTGAAGAAGATAATGTACATGAACTAAGAGGCCTTCAAAGTTTTTTTACGTAGGCCTTTCACACGATAGTCTTGTAAACCATTACAGGACAAACTTTGGTATGATGCAACATCATGGATATAGTTTAACTGAACTTGATAATATGGTACCGTGGGAAAGGGAAATATATGTAGGCCTTTTAACGGATTGGATAGAGAAAGAAAACGAACGTTTAAGAAAAGAACAAAGGAGAATGTAATGGCTGAAGGACAAGACAATAGTCGTAACGAAGTTGAAATAGATTTAGATAAGTATATGGCTTTGATTGATAAACTCGATCAAGCTGAAGATACAATTAAGGATATGCAACTTGAAGCTGCTGAAGCAAAGAAAAGACTTGCTCCACCACAAAGAAGATTTATGGATATCTTTTTAGATGATAATGATGTAAACGAAAAAGCAATTATTGGTTTTATATCATTTTTCTTAATGACAATCTTTGGTGTATGTGATTTAATCACAGCATTTATGGGTAAAGACTTAGTTATCTCTGATACAATTTATACATCATTTGTGGTAGTAACACTTGGTGCATTTGGTATATCAGAGGCTGGCAGAGCTTTTGGCGGTAAATAGGACAAATAAATGGCTGATCTTCCAAGAGAAAAAAGTCTTACTGATGTAGTAGACGAATTAAGAACTTTAAATCAACAACAGGAATATATTCAAGAGTCTGTGGCTTATACACAGGAACTTACTGAATATATTGAAAGAGAAGGTCATAATTTAGAAGCAAGTCAGTTAGCAGCTCTTGAAGATTTAATCCTTACATTAAAAGAAGGTCGCTTAGATGATTTAGAAGCTGAACAAGAACAAATTCTAAGAGATAGAATTGAAGCAAAAAAAGACGATGAAAGAAATGATCTATTAGAAAAAATATCCAAATTCACTGGTATCAGTATGGATATTCTAAAAGATGAATTTGCTGGTAAAGATCGTAGTCTTATAATGGCTATTTTAATACGTACAGCATTAATTGGTCTATTTAAAGGATTTTTAGTAGGTGCTTTCTTAGAACCATTTAAACTTATTGGTAAAGGTTTAGTAGCAGTTTCATCAAAGATTGGTAAATTTTTAGGATTAGATATATTTTATAAAAATTTAAAAATAGGTCTTCAAACGAATATAACTAAAGCTTTTGATTTTTTAAAAGCTGCTTTTGCAGCAAGACCTGGGCAACCACCTGG